GCGTACCCGATGCGGTTCGCCACCTCATCGGTCATCGCGGAGATGCCCTCCAGCATCGCCTGCTTCTCCTGCAGGGCACGCCACACCGCTTCGGGATCGTCGCGCAGCCCGGTCTTCATCCCGATCCGGTCGATCATGCGAGCCGCCGGGACCCGGGCCTTGTTCATCAGGGTGGACACCCGCTCAGGGCCGACCGCCCCGATGACGTGACCGAGGTTGCCGGTGGCTGCGATCGACCATGTCGCTTCGGTCAGGTTCCTCAGCGTGTACCCGAGGCGCATGAGCACGCTCATCTTGAACACGGAGTTCACGAACTCCGTGGTGTCGTGGATGCCTTCGGTTATGACGTTGTTCAGGACCTTCTCGTACCCGGTCCCCTCCATCTTCTTGAAGTGCTTGTCGATCATCCGGAAGTCCCACAACTGCACCGAGTTGGGGGTGGTGCGCTGCAGCACTGGGGAGCGGATGACGCCCATGGCACCGTTGTCGAGGACGGCAGACAGGAACCCACGCTGGCGGGCCTGATCCATGTGCTTCGTGGCCTTCGCGGTACCCGCTTCGAACAGGGCGCGTGCTGCCTCAGTGCTCAGCCCGTACTTGTCGGCCATCAGGCCGATCGACACCTCGTTCAACTTGTGGGCTACCAGACCGCGAGCGGACTCCGGGCTTGCGTGGGAGGAGGCGTTGGCCCACTCCTCCATGATGTAGTTCCCGAGGCTCGAACCCTCAGTGCCGTCCGCAAGGGTCTGCGGCTTCGACATCCCACCTTGGGTGATGAAGTCGAGTTCGCGGATCTGGGCGGCGATCTCCTTGTAGGAGTCCGCCTCGTGCGGGTTCACCACGCCAGCACCGCGCTCCATGAACCATGTCGCGGGGTGCGCGGGGTACGGGCGGAACGGGATCAACTTCGCCGTGCGGGCAGGTGCGGAGATCCCCATCTTGGAGCGCTCTGCGCCCTTGCGGATCCCGGCAGCACGCCGGGCACCGACGAGCGAGTTCTCGTTCGGCAGGGCACGCACCACGTTGGGGCGGGCTGGGTCGGAGAACTTCGCCAGCGCACGCTGGAACGTCTCCATCTGGTCGGCCTCGTCCATCAGTTCGCCGATGCCGTCGAGCACGTTCGGGTCATCGATCACGTCGGTGCCGCTGGCGATTGCCCGACTGATGTGGGTGTCGTCGCCGATGGTGTTCTTCAGGGTCAGCGAGTAGCCCTTGCCGTACGTCTGCTCCAGTGCGGCGATCGCTTCCTGATCGCCGAGGTACAGCACGCGCAGCAGCCGGTCAGCATCCTCGCCGGTGCTGACCCGGGTGGACAGCCTCGCGAACGAGGCGGGGTCGGTGATGCCGAGGTTGGACCGGTTCGCCCAGTCCATGGCCTCCGTGATGTCGGTCATCTCCACGATGTCGTCGGTGGCCTTCTGCCACTGACCGCTGGCCAGCGCTTCCTCGACACCGCGCTGGGTCATCATGCCCCTGCGGGACAGGAAGTTCGCCGACTCGAAGGCACCCTCCGACACGATGCGAGCGCCACGCCACCCGGCCATCAGGGCCTTGGTGGGGGCACCGATGAAGTTGACCGGGTCCAGCACCATGGGGACGGCGAAGTCGTTGTACCCGGCCATCCTGCCGGTGAACTTGTCCTCATGGAGGCGCTTCTGGCTCTCCGGATCGAACGGGTCGTACGTCTCGCCGGTGGTCCCGAGGGCTGTGATCAGTCCCGGGATGCCACCCATGCCGATGCCACGGGCGGAGGTCAGCGCCTCACCCACGGTGATCCGCTGGTTCGGGTCCACATCCTCGCCGGTCGCCCCGTACGTGGCGGCGTTCACCCGGGATAGGTACTGCGAGTACGACTCGCCTTGGTTCTTCCACTGGGTGGCACCGATCGTGGACAGGGCGATCCACGACAGGGTGGGTTCGAGGAGGTTCTTCGCGTAGTTGTCGTAGGCGTCGAACACCAGCCGGAACGGGGCGGCGAACGCCTCCGTGGTGGGCACCTGTGCGCCCTGCCAGATGACCTTGCCCCACTCACCGGCGGTGATGTTGCCGTCAGCCTTGGCTGCCGAGTACTCGTCGGCCACATCGGTCCATCCGGAGATGTCCCCCATGTACCTGCCGAAGTTACCGAGGTCGTCCTGCCATGACATCAGAGGCTCCGCAGGTAGGCGACGAGGTTGCGGAACTGGGGTGAGGCGTCAGGACGCTCAGCCAGACGCATCATCGGCTTGATCTGGTTGAGCAGTTTCGCCCGGGAGGCCGGGTCCATGCCCGCCGAGGCCATCACCTCAGGTCCCGCGCCGGGTCCAACGGGGGCACCTGAGGTGACGGGCTCGTCCGGATACTGGGTAGGGGCCCCGATCGCGGGTCCCCCACCGCCCATGAGGGATGCCAACTCCGGGGGAATGGTGGTCGGACCACCCCCGGGAGCGCCACCGGCCATGGGCGCGGACGCCTGCTGCGTCGCCAGTTCCTGATTCTCACCATACGGCAGTCCGCCGGGATTCCGGACAGGTTGCCCCGGACCTCCGTCAGTGCGCCGGGACAGGGCACCGGGTCCACTGACAGGGGCCGGGCTCTGAGGGGTGCGCGCTCCGCCTGCTGCCATCAGATCGCCGCCCTACGAGATACCGCCGCGTCCATCTGGCCCTGACCACGGGCACCCATGGACGCCAGCAGGCTCATCACGTCCGGCCTACCGCCGGGTGCCTGCCCCTGCTGGCCGGGGGCAACGCCCTGCATCAGCCCTGCGGGATCCAGACCGGGCGGAAGACCGCCCCCACCGGGACCACCCATGGCACCCTCAGGTCCCATCGCGCCCTCCGGGCCCATCCCGGGCTCCGGCTCCGGCGGCTTGAACGCCTTCACCACCGAGTCCTCGATCGACACGCCCTTCTGGCGGTCCTCGATCATGACCGCCATGCGAGTCAGGATGTCCGATGGGTCCTGCCCCTGAGCAGCGAGGGCCGGAATCGACTGGGCGTAGCCCTGCACGGACTGCTTGAGGGCGTCGCGCATCTCCTCGATGTCGACCTTCTGCTCCTCTTCGGTGGCGTCGAGGGCGAAGGGCATCTGTCGGCGGAGGAAGTCGCGGGAGATCAACTTGTCACCACGGGCCTGCAGCCCGAAGACCAGCGCCTGATTGGGGTTCAGCCCGGCCATCAGGCCGTACTGAACGTCCACGGTGTAGTCGCCCTTGATGTCCTTGCTGGGCTTGTACTTGATCTCGTACGGGGTGCCGTTGTCGTTGCCGCGCACGTTCCGCTCGACGTTGGGCCAGATCTTCTCGTCGGCCTCGAACGCCAACTCGAACAGCGCGGTCAGCCCGTCGGCGAAGAACGCCTGCGCGGTGCGGATCTGGGTGTCGAACCCGGTCATCAGGGCCTGAACCCCACGCCCGGTGACGATCGACTGGTCCACATTGCCGCCACGGGCCTCCGGGTAGCGGGCCCCTTGGCGCAGTTCGTTGTCCAACTGGCCCTGTTCGGCGAACACCACGTTGTTCAGGTCGAGTCCCACCCGGCGGATCTTCTCTGGGAACGCCGAGCGGATGACGGCGTCTGGTCCGAGGGCGATCTCCTGCACGTCGGACGGGAGGGCAAGAGGTGCTTGGACTGCCTTCTGCGCGCCGTCAAGGGCGAGGAGCGCAAAGCGCGCCTTCGCCACCTGAACAGCGAGCACATCATCGAACTGTCCGATCTGGTCTGGGAGGAGCCCGGGTCGGGCGATCAACTTGGCGGTGACCTTGCCGATCGGGTTGGGGGCCAAGCGCAACGGGGGGCCGTCCACCGCTGTGGTGAACAGGCCCTCGTGGTCCTTGTCCTGATACCGGACGATCTCGATCGTGTCGTTGGTGTAGTACGCGGACTGCAGGCGGGCCGCGAGTTCGGGGAACATGTACTTCGCGCGGTTCGTGGGCATGCGCTGCGACCAGTAGACCCGCACGATGTTGCCCCACTGGTCCTGCTGCCAGTAGCAGCCGCGTGGGTCGGGGAACTTGATGATCGGCGTCTTGCGCTTGAAGTCGAGATGGACTGCGCCCATCACGAAGCCGTACGACACGTACCTGTCGGCGGCTGTGAACATCTCCGTGGCCAGTTTCGACTGGATCGAGTAGCCCTGAGCGATCTTCGACCGCTTCTCCGCGAACTTGCGGGCGGTGTCGTTGGCCGACTTCGTCGCCGAGCAGGAGATCGAGGGCAGTGGGGCGATCACCTCGCTGATGTCGCGTGCGGCGACATCGACCATGTTCGCGACCATCGGCTCCCGGTAGGGGCCTTCGGAGGGGAACATGTCGGGGAAGACCAGTGCGAGCCCACCGGGAGTGCGCGCGGTGGCGATCTTCGTCATACGATCGTCGCGGGAGCGGCATTCCTGCTTCAGCAGGGAGAGTTCCTCGCGCAGTTCGCTCGCAACATCAGCCATCGTCAGCCCCAGTTCGCCATCTGCAGGTCGGTCAAGTTGTAGTTCTGCTGCTGTTGCTGGTCCC